AGAGGAAAATAGAAAAAATACTTTAGCTAATCTTAGCCCGAAAAACTACTTGCTCCACCGTAGACCTAAACACTGTTTGTAAAGTATATATGTAAAGTATTAGATATACCCCCATAAGATATATGTTGGCATATTGGCTATTATATGTTATAATTATATTGAATTAATAATTATATGATAACAGAGAAACAAAAAAGAGCTGCTGATAATATAATCCAACAAAAGGCTAAAGGAGATGTTAATCTTAGTAAGGCTTTAACTAAAGCTGGATACTCAAAACAAACTGCTACCAAAGCAGCCAAAGTAGTTGTTAATAGTAAAGGTTTTACAGAATATCTTGCATTACAGGGTTTAACTGAAGAAACCCTAGCTGGATACTTATCAGAGGACTTACATAATAAACCAGGAGAGCGATTAGGAGAAATGAAACTAGCGTCTGAATTATTAGGACTTAAGAAGGATAGTCTTAATGTTAATATATCAAAGGTGGATGAATCATTAGACCTAATTAAAACTCTTATAGATGAAGAAGAAGAAGAAGCTTAGTGAACTTGCTAAGTTATTTTTATTATATAACCAGGAAACTGGTAAGACAGAACCTGTTAAACTCTCTGAAGGACAAGAAGAGATATTTGATGTAATCCTTAATAGGAAACCCAGTAGGGTTCATGTTATGACGCCAACGCAGTACGGAAAGAAAATAGGAGATGATATTCCTGTTAGAACTAATACTGGTTGGAAAAATCATGGAGATTTAGAAATAGGAGATATAGTATTTTCACCAGAAGGAAAACAGATAAAGGTTATTGATATACTAAATGATGGAAAAGATATTGACTATGAGATTGAATTTACTAATAGTGAGAAGATTACATGTCATGGACAACATGAATGGATTGTATTAAATAAAAACTGGAAAACAAATAAATATAGAAAATTAGAAACACAAGAAATAGCAAAACAGAATTATAAGATATTTTCATTACCAAATATAAGTCCATTACAATTTAATAAACAAGAATTACCTATAGATCCATATGTACTTGGTTGTTGGTTAGGAGATGGTACAAGTAGTTCTGGGACTATATGTTTTCACGAAAAAGATTCAGAGCATATAGATAAGATAAATGAATTAGGATATAAGAGCAAAAGTATTTGGGGGAAGACTGAATTAAAGAATACGACCATACTTGGTATAAGGTCAACAATAAAAGAACTCGGGCTAACGAATAATAAACATATACCAGATATATACAAGAACTCTTCAATAGAACAACGATTAGAATTATTAGCTGGTATAATTGATACAGATGGTCATGTTAATAAAGAGATTAGAGAAAATGGATGGAAGAATGGAAGAGTTTATATAGCTAATATAAATAAAAGATTGATAGATGATTTTGTAGAAGTTATACATTCACTTGGGATGAGAACATCTGTAACTAAAGTAGAGCCAATGTTATCAACATCTGGCATACAAGGAAAAAATGCAACATACTATATAGGATTTCAACCATTACAAGATATACCAACAGCAATACCAAGAAAGAAAATAGTAGGGCAAGAAAAGAAAAAAAGAATAAGAATAAGGAACATTAAAAAAATAAAACCTATAAATGGAAAGTGTATTACTGCAGAAGGAGGAGTTTACTTAGTGGGTAAAACAATGATACCAACTCATAACTCGCATACAGTAGCTATGGCTGTTCTTCTAAGAGCTATTACCCATCCAGAGAAATGGGCAGTAGTAGCACCTTCACATCCTAAAGCAATGATTATAATGAGATACATTATTGACCATTGTTATGATAATGAGATATTTAGGTCACAGTTAGATATGGATGAAACTGCTAAAGATAGACTTAAGAGAGAAGTATCAAAAACAAGACTAACCTTTAAGGGTGGTGGTGAGATATTTGTCTTATCAGCTGATAGTAGAAACAAAGCACAAGCAGGTGAAACCCTTATGGGATTCGGTGCTGCTAATATAATATTAGATGAAAGTTCATTAATAGATGATGACATATATGCAAAAATTAAAAGAATGCTTGGAGGACATAAGGATAACTTTCTTTTGGAGATTGGGAATCCTTTTAAAAGGAATCACTTTCTTCGTAATTTTCATAGCGATGACTATCATAAGATTACCATTGATTACAAGAGAGCTATTAAAGAGGAAAGACTAACCAAAGAATTTGTAGAAGAGATGAGAAAGGAAGCTTTCTTTGATATATTATATGAGTGTAAATTTCCTAAACAGGATATGCTTGATTCAGATGGTTGGACAGTACTATTATCGGAAGACGATATTACTAATGCTTTCTTACCTGATAACCCGAATACTTATGGTGAAGTACGCTTAGGTGTTGATGTAGCAAGAAGTGGTGGAAACTTTAATGTATGGGTATTGAGAACAGGTAACTTCGCTCAAGTACTTGGTAAGAGTACAACAGATAATTTAATGGATGTTATAGGTACTACCAAAGACTTTGCAGAGAAGTTTGATGTAGCCGAAGAGAATATCTTTATAGATGCTACAGGTTTAGGAGCAGGAGTATCAGATAGGTTTGTAGAATCAGGATGGAATGTATCAGGTATCAATATGGCACAGAAAGCTATAGAACAAGACAAGTATATTAATATAAGAGCAGAAGCATATATACGAGCAAGGAATTGGATCAAAGCAGGAGGACAATTAAAAAAGGATTCAGATTTCTTACAACTAATAGATATGAAATACAAGGTTCGCTCTAATGGTAAAATTAAAATCATTGACAAAGAAACCTTAAGGAAGAGTGGTATTCCATCTCCAGATGTAGCTGATGCATTTATGCTTACATTCTGCAGACCAGAAGAAACATTCTCATTTATGAAAAAAAGACAAATAATATATAATAAAATTAAACAACCAGTTTACGAATAAAAATATGAAAGATGAAAAGACAATCTTTTCCCAACTACAAGAAGCATTAAAAGATTATGAAGAAAAAGTAGAGATTACTGATGGATATAAGTTTGATATGGACGACACGATAAACAAGATAGAGTTATATCGTGCATCTAAGTTCAAATCAGGCGATAAAGATTCACAAGGTAATAAGAAATACTTTTTTAATATCATTAATCCACAATGTGGACACGCTACAAAGAATATTGACCTAGACAGGAAAGATATTCGTGTTCGTGCTGTAGAAGGAAAAGATAGAATCAAAGCTATGATTTATTCTGCTGAATTGAAGTATTGGATGAGAAGAGAAAATACAGGGGTACTTTTAAATAAGGTTTCTGAGAACTTACCAATATATGGTTCAGTAGTATTAAAAAAAGTGGGTGATAAAATTAAACATATTCCTTTAAGGTATTTAAAGTTTGACCCAGCTGTATCAAGTAAGGAAGACTCATTTGATTTACAATCATCTTATGTGATAGAAGAACATCATCTTCAACCTGCTGAATTATTAAAAATGAAAGCGTGGGATTCTGATGCTATTACAGAAACAATTAAAAAATTCAGAGAGAGTAAAGAAAAGGATATTACTATCTATGAATACTATGCTGAATTCCCGAATAAAGAACTTGGCATTAAGGGTAATGGATACTCCTTGGGGGTATGTATGATAGCTGTGTGTGATTCTGATAAACACGCTTATGAAGAAGTTTTATACAAAGAAAAGCTAGATAAGTTTCCTTATAAGAAAGTTGATTATCTAAGAATAGAAGGAAGAGCATTGGGACTAGGTATAGTTGAAATGTTGATGGATGCTCAACAAAGATGGAACGAGATGGCTAATCAAAAAGCTACCTCAATGAAACTTTCATCAAAGCACTTATTCCAAACCCGTGATACAACCGTAGAGTCTAACATAATGACAGACTTACTTAATGGAGATATTATAAAAGTTAATTCAGAGATTACACCTATTGCTAATGAAGAAAGAAACCTTGCTGCTTACAGACAAGAAGAAGCTAACCTATTACATGTTATTAGAAGTTTAGCTAATGCATTTGAAGTTGTTACAGGTGAGTCATTACCAAGCAGAACTCCATTTAGATTAGGAGCTATGATGCAACAAAATGCTGGTAAGCTATTTGACTTTATTAGAGAGAACTTAGGTATGTTCTTAGAGGAAACATTTAAAGAATGGATACTACCACAGTTTGAAGCAGAGATAGTTAAAGAACATATATTTGAATTATTTGATCACGACACAATACAACTAATAGTAGAAAAAGATATTAATCGTAGATTAAATGAAGCTATTAAAAGATATGTTTTATCTGAAGGAGATTATCCAAAGAAAGAAGAAGTTGATATATTAAGGGAACAATTAACATCACAAACAGAAGATACTCAATTTATTAAAATAGTTAAGGGTTATCTAGATTTTGAAAAGACTATTGATATAGATATTACAGGAGAAAAAACTAATGCAGCTGCTGAGATAGAAACTATCTCTAATCTATTACAGTTATTAGCTCAAAATCCACAGATACAACAAAATCCAGATTTAATGAAGCTATTAAGAGCATTGGCAGATAGAAGTGGTGTTTCACCAAATCTATTACCCAATGAACAGGGTGGCGAAGTACAACCCTCATTAGGAGAATTAGCAAGTCCTGCTGGAACACCAGGTATGCCAGGAGTACCAGGAATGCCAGGACAAGTACCATTAGCAAAATAAACTTATGTTAAAACAAACCTTAGAAAACTTTTCCAACTCATCTAATTGGGAGGTAATTAAAAAAGAATTAGTTATACCATTATTAGAAGAAACTAAAGATGTTACTCAACCATTAAACATTGAAGATATAGATGTGAACCCTAAAGAAGCATATCTTGCAAAGATACTTGCTGCTAGAAAGCTACAAACTTTTATAAGAATTATAGATAAACATAAAGATTCTAATAAGAATAAGCAAAATATAAATTTTGAATAAACACTTGGAGGACTAAACCTCCCTAAAAAAAGAAGTCAGGACTAAACCTGTAAAAATGACTAATCATTAATCTAACAATTATGTCAGATGAAGAAAAGGTAATTGACGACCAAACAGTCAATGAGGACAAAACCGAAGAAAATGAATCAAGTGATGAGCAACAAGAAGATATTAAATCTACTATTGCTCAAAAAGAGCATTTTAGACAAAAGTCTAAAAAGCTAGAAGAGGAGTTAGACGAACTTCGTTCTGAACTAAAGGTCGCAGATACGAAAAAGACTACTCCGAAAACCGACAATCAAGATATTGACAGTATAAAGAGTTCTATTAAAAAATTAGAATTCGCACAATCTCACCCAGACATTGAAGCTGAGGATATTCAACAGGTATTAGACCTAGCTAATTTAAATGGTAAGACACCAGAAGAGGCTCTTGAGCTTCCAATGGTTAAGACTTATTTAAAAGCTAAAGAGGCAGAAAAACAAGTTGCTGATGCAATACCTACTAATAGTAGGTCGCCTAAGGTCAAACCAGAAAAACCTCAAGGAGAAATGTCTAGAGATGAGCATAAGAAATATTTTGAAAAAGTTGTTGGTATTAAACAATAATTTTAAGATAAAAATATATGGGATTAGGAACAGACCAATTCACATCAACAGATTTACAATATCATATTCCAGAAGTATGGAGTGGTAGAATGAATGATTTTTATCGCCAAGCATTAAAAGCTGGAGAATTCTTTACAGATTTATCTGATGCTTTTACTAACGGTGGTGATACATTAAACATTCCATCTCTTTCTGAGATGACTGCCAATTCTAAAAGCAATGGTAGTGAAGTAACATTAAATAGTCCTGCTGAGAGTCAAAAACAATTAATAGTTAATCAATGGTATGAAGTTTCATTTTTAATTGAAGACAAAGAAGCTGTACAAGTTTTGAATTCTTACGACTTACAAGAAAGATATGCTAAGAATGCTGCTTATACAGCTGGGAGTGCTTTAGAAGATGCTATTATCGCTTTATTTGATAATTTTTCACAAACTGCTGGTACTTCAGCTGCTGGTGTAGCTGACTCAGATGTTAGAACTGCTATCCAATATCTAGATGCTGCTAACGCACCTAGAGAAGATAGAGCTTTCTTTATGTCTGCTAAAGCTGTTTGGACAGACTTAATGGCTATTGATAAATTCACACTAGTACAAAATACTGGTGGTGCTGACCCAGTTCTTAAAGGACAAATTGGATTCTTATATGGAATTCCTGTAATTCTACATAATGATATAGGAACAACTGATGGTTCTGCACAGAATTGTTTAGCACACAAAGACGCTATTATTCACGCTTCATCTTTGATGAGAGTACAGGCTAATTATATTCCACAACATTTAGGTACTTTAGTTACTGCTGACATCTTATATGGTGTAGTAGAAAATAGAGATACTTCAGGTGTTTGGATTAAAACAGCTGCAGCTTAATAAATTATTTAATAATTTACTTATCGGGTTCGTTTCTTTCCGAGAAACCCGATAGGAAAGAAAGTAAATTTTATGCAAGTGATAAAGTCACCAAACTTAAAAATAACAAGAAAATTTTTAGGAAACAATGAACAACTTAAAAAAGAAATTGAAGAGGATAAGAATTTCCAAGGTGTACCTGGATTATCTAGAGAAGGAGAAGAAGAAAAAAAGGGAAAGAATAGACAGAAAAACTAAGAACAGCTATGAATAAAATATATTTCATATCTTCTGCTTATAAGGGGTGTAGTTATGTAAGATGTTTACTACCAACATTACATGGTGGATACAATGGTTCTGTAACATCTTTATATAGTGACTTGAAAGATCACAAAACAATACTATCAGAATTAATGAGTTCAGATCTTATAATCTTTCATAGACCACAATCCATTGATGCTCATAAAGTTGCAATAGAATTAAAGAGACAAGGAAAAAAGATAATATTTGATAATGACGATACATTTAAATTAGAAAAAGGTAATCCGTTTTACACAAAAAAAGTTTATGGTAAGTATTGTAATGTTGAAAAACATAGCAGGTTAATGGATAACTTTATTAGAAGCGCAGATGCAGCATTAACAACAACAGAGTTCCTTGCAAAAGAATATAGAAAGATTAATAAACAGGTATTTGTTCTTCCTAATTGTGTTGATAAAGATGATTGGTCAGAGCCAAAAAGAAATGAAGAAGAAAAGATTAGAATTGCTTTAGTGGGCTCAGTAACATATTCAAAAGATTTTGAACATATTAAAGATATTATTAAAAAGTTAGACAAAAGAGATGATATACAATTTGTAATATTCGGACTTGATGATAAGAAACATAGGGGAAAGAATAAATTAGTAGAAAAAATATATAAAGATGAATATAAGTTTTGGGATAATTTAAAGAATCTAGAACATGTACCCTGGTCTAAGATGGAAGATTACTTTGATACATTAAATGAGTTAAGATTAGACATAATGTTAATACCAAGAGCAGAAAATTACTTTAATAAATGTAAGTCAAATATAAAGTTCTTAGAAGCATCTATGTGTGAGATACCAGTAATAGCTCAAGGATTTACAGATGATAATTCACCTTATGATAAAGATATAAATGGAAAGAATGGAATTTTAATAAAAGATAATTCTAAATGGGAAGAAGAAATAGAGCGATTGATAAAAGATAAAAAACTTAGAAGAGCGATTGGTAAAGAAGCAAAGCGATATACACTAGAACATTATGATATAAAAAATAATGTTTATAGGTGGGAAGAAGCATTTAATCAAATAACATAAACTTATGGAAAAAAGTATAGAAAAAAACATTCGTTATGAATCATTCAAAGATGATAAAATAATGAAATTATTAAAAGAAAAAGACACTCTTTTGAAAGAGGGTCAAAAACTTTATAAAGATATACAAAAGAACAATAACCAGATACAGAAAATAAAAGATAAGACCATACTTTTAGTAGATGTATATACAAAGAAAATGTTAAAAGAATTTGAAATACCTATTAGTGTAGATATAGATGATAAAGAAATAAAAGTTCAAATTTTAAATCAAGTAGAGGCTTATAAAACAACATTAAGAGAACAAGATGAAAAATCTAACAAAGATAATAGCACTGATAAATAAATACTGGGCTGAAATAAAGCTACACCTATTTAAAGTTGAGGTAGATAATTTACCAGATGTACAAAAAGTAGAAGTTACAAATCCACAAGAAGCTCAATCTTCTATGGAGGTTTCTAACCTAGAAGAAATAAGAGAAGCGTTAAAAGAGAACGCAGTTAATATAATAGAAGTTCTTGAAAAGCAAATGACAGAACTTAAAGTAGAACCGACTGATAACTCAGACATCATTAAAGGACTTAAAGAGATCAAAGAAAAGATAAAGATTGAGAAAGATTTAACTCCAGAAGTAATTAAGCGATTAGAGGGTATTGGTAAAGAGATAGGTGGCTTAGATACTAAACCTGATTTAAGTGGCTTAGAGAGCCATTTAGAGGCATCATACAGCCTAATAGAGAGCCTAAAAGACTACACTGAATACGATGAATGGAAGGTAAAGATAAATGAGAAACAAATAGAAAAATTATCCAAAGCTATGGGTAAGACTATAGTTTCATCTGGAATAGGAACAATTAAAGATGGTCAGGGAAGACCATATAGTTCAAGTAATAAGCTACCAGTAGATGCTACCTTAGAAGTAGGAGATATAGAGATAGGTGCTGTTGAAATAAAGAATGCTACAACAGATGATAGGGTAATAGTAGATGGAGATGGTAATCTTCAAACAGAAGTTAATAATACAGTAACTGTAGATTGTAATAGTTCAGATGTAACGGTAGATAATTTTCCAGCAGTTCAAGCTGTAAGTGCTACTAATCTTGATATAAGAGATTTAGATAGTTCTATTGATAGTGTAGAAGTAAAACAAGCTACAGCGAGTAATCTTAAAGCTGAAGTAGATGTAAGCAACCAGCCAACTGTTAATCCAAGTTATTTAGTAAATGAAGGTAGCACAAGTTATGATGTAGATAGTTCAGCAGTTCAGATATTTGATGCTTCTTCAAATGCAGATGCTACATTTGTAATAGTAGCAAATTGTGGTGATGATGAGATTTATATATATTCAGATAATACAGTAAGTTCAACAAAGTTCTTCAAGAGAATAGCAGCAGGAGAAAGCTGGGAGTTTCCAATGGGATATACCAGTGATACTGCTAATGATTTATATGCGGAAAGAAAAACATCACAAGGAAATGATGATGTAATAGTTACAGTATTTAAGGATAATTAGTATGTATGGAGAATTACTTACAAACTATATAGCAAGTGGAACAGATGACTGGGATGATGGTAGTTCAACAAACACAACAATAGTTGCGATAGATAACCAAGCAATATTTCCAGCAATAAACCAAAAAGCATATATGCGATTTGCTGTTAATACAGAGTTATTTGAACACCACCCTAATGCAGTAGTAGAAGAGATAACATTCCATTGGTATGTGCATAATTACTCCTATTCAAGAAGACATCCAAGTCCTTATGTTATTTTACAAATATTAGCACCATTCGGCACTTATGGAAGTTATAAAACTATTACAAATATATATGTTCCAAGTGGAACTGGGTGGAAATCAGTTAGTTTGGGAAGAGACGCAGATAGATATGCAATGAGAGATGATTATATGCAATTCAGATGGTATGTTCCACCAGTTAGAGGGAGCTACTTAAACTACTATATAAGAGCATACGAATATTCACTATCACAATATAGAGGTTATGTAGAGATATATTATCATTTACCACAAGATAAAAAGAGAAGAATGAGAAAAGTATGGAGCAAGAGATAACAGAACAACAATTTAGAGATGAGCCATTAAGAGAAGATGATACTGGTTTATGGCTGTTTGATAAATGTATAATGTATAAAGAAGAACTTCCATACATAACTAAAGGAGTTGAACTGATATGCGAGAAGATTAAACCAAAGAAAGTTCTGGAATTAGGATTTGGATATGGTTGGACTGCTACTAAGTTTCAAGAGTGTGGAGTAGAAAAGCATATAATAATAGAAGCTCACCCAGAAGTATATGCACAAGCATTAGAGTGGAAAGAACAATATCCTGATAAAGATATAGAGATAATATTTGACTTCTGGCAAAACATTACATTAGAGGAAGAGTTTGACTTAGTGTATTACGATACATTTGAGATAGTTGATATAGAGAACTCAATAGAATGGGATTTAACTAATTTGAAAGGAGAATACTGGGCAACCTGTTATGCAGATTATGATGAAACATTTGCTGATTATAAAGAACCTAACTTTATATTTGAAGTAGAAGGTGAGAAGTATTTTCAAAGTTTATATAAAATATAATATGGAAAAAGAAAAATGTGTATCTTGGAGAGTATTTACTTGGGCTATGGGAATTATCTTAGCAGTGTTTTCAATATTATTCTTAACTGTAAGTGCATTAGGAACAAGAGTAAGCACTTATTCGTCAGAGATGACAGCAATAAGAGTTCAATTAAGTCAGATCCAAACAGATATAGAGTGGATTAAATTAAATATAAAATAGTTCTTTTCTAATTCGGAGTAATCCGATATTCATAGGTTTGCTCGGGGCATTGCTCCGAGTTAGAAGAGAGTTAATCGTTCATTCAAAACAGAAGAGGTTCGCGATGGATATCACAACAGAATAACTCGTAAGTCTTTTAGTTGCTAAAGACTTAGAGATTAAAACACTTCAAGAACGGGTTAAGTGGTTGGAACATCTTTTAGATTTAGAAGATGAAGAATTACCACCTGAACCAAAAAAAAGACCCATTGGGTTTTGTAAGGAGGAGTGATGAAAGAAAAGCGTTGTCCAAAGTGTCATCAAAAAAGATACCTAACAAAACATCATATTTTACCTATAAGAATGTTTGGTAAAAATGACCAAGTTATATATCTTTGTAGACGATGCCACGATGCTATTGAGAGGTTTATACCACTCAGCAAAAAGTTAACAAAAGAAGCATATTACAGAATTGTAATTGCTTTCATCAACGGAGGAGGTTAGAAATGAAAAACAAAAAGTGGTCTGAAAAAGACACACAATTTCTCAAAGACAATTACTCTACAATGAGTAATAAGGAACTCGCTATTCAATTAGAGAGAACTCCTGGAGCTATTGAGAAAAAGTCTAGTAAACTCGGTCTTAAAAAACCTTATAAAGAGGTTAATATCAATACTCTTATTCAAGAGGAAAAAGACCGAATGGACAAACAGCAGAAAGATAAGTTATTAAAACAGCTTATTAAGGAAAAAGCATCTACACAGATTGTTGTAGAAATCTTACAAGATGTTATTCCTGCTGCTAAGTTTACACCAAAACCTCTTAAAGTGGTTAAGAGTAGGCATAAGGACAAGGAAGAGAAAGCAGTTGTCCTTTGGGGTGATATGCATATTGGTAGATATTCTGTAGAGTTGATGGAGAAAAAGGTAAAAGCCTTTTATTCTGCTATTGTTAAAATGGTAGAAACACAACGCTCTTCAATACCTATCAAAGACCTTCATATCTTTATGCTTGGTGATGTAGTTGATGGTGATGAGATATTCCCAGCACAATCCTATGAGCAGAAGTTCTATCTTATGGAACAGATGTTTACTTATGGGTTGCCAATGGTGACTAATCTTATCAATCAACTTTCAAATCACTTTGAAAGCATTACAGTTAGTTGCGTACCAGGAAATCACGGTCGTAAATCTAAACTAACTGATACTCGCTTAAACTTTGATACGATATTTTATGAGGCTTGTAAGTTGGCTATGGCTAATAACGAGAGAGTAAAATGGAATATTACTTGGAGTTGGTATCAAGTAGTAGAGATTTATGGTAATCGTTTCCTGCTTACACACGGTGCTAATATTCGTTCTTGGTTGAATATTCCTTTTTATGGGATTATTCAGAAAGGAATGAGATGGCAAGGTTCATTACCAGAAGAATGGAATTACCTTTGTATGGGTCATTTTCATACCAACTTGTTCTTTAAGTGGAACAACTTCAAAACCTTTATGAATGGTACTTGGCTTGATAACGATGATTATGCGTTACGAGAGTTAGGTATGGACAGTTCAACTGAACAGGTTTTATTTGGAGTTTCACAAAGAAAAGGAACAACTTGGCGATATGATATTAAACTCAATGGAGGTAAATAACCTAATAGTGTAGCTCGGATTAAGCTCTTGTCGCACAATGTGATAACTTAACTCTGAGAAGTGGCATCTGGGCTACACTTTTAATTACTACCAAATGGGAGTAATAAGCTACGGATGTAGCAGGATAAAGAGTTATTGCTCCCAGCTGATAATTAATTAAAATTATATGAAAAATAATACAGGTTTTATAAAAGAATTACCCAAGATAGAAGACTATATAGCAGGAGAAGCTACTGGTATTGATTATTTTGTTAGAGTGCCAAGTAACAATTGGACGCCTTGGTTACCAAAAGAAGAAAAGCAGAAAAAGAAACAGAGAGAAGATACTAAATCTTGTGTAACATTTAGTGGATTAAATTGTATAGAAACACAATTAAACTGGATGATAGATAGAGGTATAATAGAAATAGAAGCAATGAACTTCTTATACCAAAATGGTTACATAGTAGATGGTAAGGTAAACTTCTCAGATAGATACAATGCGATACTTTCTGGGACAACTGATAAAGGAAACTACTTAACAAAGGTAGCTAAATCCTTTAGAAGAGATGGTTTAATACCAGAGAGTATGCTTCCATACCCAGAAGGAATTACCTTTGAAGAATATCACGGAGCAGAGATTACAGATGAAATGAAAGAGATGGGTAAAAAGTTCTTAGAACATTTTGCAGTACAATACGAGTGGGTAAAGTTTCCACAAAGTAAAGATGGTAATATTAAAGAGAATATGCGACAAGCACCATTATGGATAGCAGCAGGAGTATGTCCAGGTTGGAGTACTAAAGATATAATTCCAGCTTGTAATAGAAGTTCAGGACACGCAACAATGCTATTCAATGTAGCAGATGAACAATACTATGAAGACTTTGATCATTATAATCCATTTAAGAAAAAGTTAGCGATTGATTACAAACTAAGTTTTATTATGAAAGTATTAATAACAGCAAGAGAAGAATACACACAACCAATGATAGCACAAGCTAAGAAGTATGCTCTTGAATTAAAAGATAGTCATACAGCTTATTTCTTCAGACCAGAAAAGAATGGAGAAGCATACAAGATAGAAATAGACGGCTCTGTTAAATACTTACTAGGTAAACAATGTCCTTTATTTGATGAACTAATAAGAGATAAAATAATATTTGGCTTAAGTGAAAAAGACTTTGAGAAATTAAAAGCAAGTTTAATTAAATAACCAAAAAATACATGCCAAAAGTAGGAAAAAAAGTATTTGCTTATACAAAAGCAGGAACAAAAAAAGCAAAAGCCTTTGCTAAGAAAACAGGAAAGAGATTAAAAAGAAAATAAAATTGAAAAACATTTCATTTTATGATATAATTAATAAAATAAAGAAAACTTTATGAAAAACTTAAAGATTTGGTACAAATCAAAAACCTTCTGGATAGCAGTAAGTAAACTTGCTATTGGTACTGGAATGCTATTTAGTGGTGAACTAGATATACCAGCTTACTGTTTAATGGCTTATGGTGTATTAGATGTTGTAATTCGTTACTATACTACAACTTCACTTGAAGCACCTAGTTTATTGGGTAGATTTAAAAAATAACTACTTAATATATAACTGTTATATCCCGAAAGAGATATAATGGGTAGAATTCAATGACCTTATAGTATCAAGAGTTCAATAGTAACGATTGTTGATGGGGCATCTTCATACAAGAAAAGAGAGAATTCTATTTTCAGAACATTAGTTCTGTTTTTACCTGAGAGCCACTATATGTGGCTTTCGGGCAAGAATAATTAATTTAAATAATATGGCAAATATTATAACAAACAATTTTAAGGAAAAATTAATGGAAGGTGCTTATAATCTTACAACTGATACAGTTAAGGTTGCACTTTTAACATCAAGTGAATCACCTGCTGCTGAAGATGAAACTTTTAGTAATACTAATGAAGTATCTGGGACAGGTTATACAGCTGGTGGAGCAACACTAACTAATCCGACTGTTACACAAGATGACACCGATGATGAGGGTGTATATGATGCAGATGATGTAACTTGGAGTAGTTCAACAATTACAGCAAGATACGCAGTAATTTATAATACTACTGTTGCTGATGATATAATGGCTTACATTGATTTTACAGAGGATAAAAGTTCTTCTAGTTCCGACTTTAAAATAGAGTGGAATGCAGAAGGAATTATTAACTTAAGCTAAAATGGCTACATATACAATCACGACTGATACTTATGTAAAAGAAAGCTCTCCGACAACAAGTTATGGTGCTGCTACTATTCTTGATTTAAGTAACTACTTAAATGAAAGTAGAGAGGGAATATGTTATTTTTATGTAGACTTATCTAACGCTCCTATGGCAGAATCAGCTTATTTATGGGTTTATGTAGACAGTTATAGTGAATGGTCAGATAACACAACCGTTTATTCTCGCAGATTAACTAGTTCTTTTTCTAATAGCTCAACCTGGAATACAAAACCAACCGAAACTACAACAAATCAAGGAACAACAACTAAATCGGATACAGATACTGGTTGGCAATCATTTGATATTAAGGATATAGTAAATGATATTGTTGGTGGAGAAACTAATTATGGAATAGCATTAAGGCGAGATGGTGCTGGGGGTAATCAATCTATGAGCATCCATTCTATTGAAAATGCTTCTGATAATGATCCATACATTGAAATAACTGCAGCAGAAACAATAATTTCACCAAGTGCAGTTGTTATAACAGCTTCAGCTCCAGACCCAACACTAGAATATGGTTATACAATAACTCCTGATGTTACTAATATAACACTTACAGCTCCTACACCTACATTAGTACTTCCTATAACAGTAACACCAGATTCATTAGTAATAAATTTAACAATACCAAACCCAATGTATATAGCTTGGGCTAACAGAACAAAACCAAGTACATCTTGGACAGAAAGAACAAAACCAAGCACAAGTTGGTCTGATAGAACAAAACCAATTACTAATTGGAATAATTAAATAAATATTAAATAAAATATATGACATTAACTACAATAAGAGATAAAGTGCGTAGATTGTTAGGTGGAATATCATCCACTGAATATTCTGATGCAAATATAAATATTTCAATAAATAATTGTTATCATTCCTTTATTACAAAAGCTATTATAAATAATGGACAATGGGAAGTAAATGGAGAAGTTGCTACCTCTGATATTGTTGCAGACCAAAAAGAATACATATTACCTTCTGATTTATTAGCTCTTAAAAGAATAGAGATTAACTTTACAGGTGGAACTAATACTTGGGATGTAGCAAATATTATTGATATGCGAAATAAACCTGGGGCTATATCTAACGATACTGCTGATGGTACATCACCTAAGGTAAGAGTATTTGATAGTTCTTTATTCTTAGAAGATAATCCAGCATCTAATTCTACAAATGGTTTGAAGATATTCTATAGTAAAGAATCTACAGAATTATCAAGTGATTCAGATGAACCAACATTACCAGAATATTTACACGATGGTTTAATATATAGTGCTTGTTTAGATTATGCGATTGAAACAGAACAGAATAAAAGAATAAATAATTTTAAAGCATTACTTACAGAAAAGGAGTCAGAATTAGAAGAATATTATGCTAATAGATTACCTGCTGTAAGACCAAGAATAAAAATTAAAGATGAAAACTATGCCTAATATAACAATAGGAGTAAATGATTTTATTAGAGGAGTATCTACTTCAGACGATTTACCAGATGGTGGTTATAGTCCAGATGACAAAGGACAAAATCTTTTATCTAATCCAGGAACATTAAATCAAGGTACACAAATAAGCCAATTAGATACAAATATTGTTGGTGAAATTTTTGGTGCAGAAGATGGAGAAAGTTCCAATTTATTATATTTTATTGGTAATGCTTCAAATGAAGATGGTAAGTTTTATATGTGGGATGCAATTGGTAATCAACCAACATTAAAACAATCAGATACGACTGGAGCAAATTATAATTCATTTTATAGTGATACATGTTGGTATGAAAATAGATTTTATGTTACGTCCCATAATGAAATAGCTCATTTAAATGCTGATGGCACAACTCTTACAACTGGTTTTTGGCAAACAAATGCTGGTACAGCATTATTATCAAGTGCCACCAATCCAATTAGACATCCATTATTGGTATTTGATGATAAGATGTTTATTGGTAACGGTACTCAAATTGATTATTGGGATGGTACAAATGCAGTAGAAGATGTAGTAACAATTCCAGATAATGAAAAAATTAGAATAATGGATTTAAGACAAGACCCAGCAACTGGTGATATGTTGATAGCTGTTATGGCAAATACTAATCAAACTGGTGGTAAACATAGAGGAAAAATTTATGTATGGGATGGTTTTTCTCCAGTACCAAATAGAGAGATTATAGTAAATGGATTTATAACAGCCTTTCATTCTTTTGGTGGGGTTATGTATGTCTTTTATGATAATTATATTGGTTATTGGAATGGAAATGGCATAATACCAATTAGAAGACTGGACTTAACAAGAACAACTATTCCAACAACGTTTGATGCTGATGCTGGGGGAGATGATCCAGATAATTATATTTGGACAGCAAAGGTGTCTGATGATGGAGAAACAATGCTTATAGGAGATGGAGAAAATATATTAGCATACGGAAGAGTTTTAGCTGGTGGAAAGAAAATTTGGTATTATCCATCTAAGAGTATAGACGGAACCATTGGATTATTACATCATATTGGTGATAGTAAGTTTGCTATAGCAGACAAGGATGGTGCTAATACTAATTTTGGTTATATTAATATGTTAACTTCGACTCCAGCTCAACCAACTAATTGGTTATCTAATAAATATTTTTTACCTACTAATTCAAGAATTAAAAAAGTAGAAGTTTTAACATCACCACTTGTTACTGGGGATACTGTAAGTTTTAAATTAAGAAAATCCTCAGCCCCTACTACTGATATTGCTATTGGTTCTATGAGTACCAATGGACAATCACAAGCAACATTTAAAGAATTTAATATTGAAACATCTTCGGTTCAAATAAGGATAACAAATAGTGGTGGAAATTCAGCAGTACAAATAAAACAGATTAAAATATATTATGAACCAACTGAAAAAGAAGTTTAAAATTGAAGAAGGATTAATAGTCGAAGAAGAAAAACGACCAATAGAAGAAAAACCTATTGAAGATTTAATAATTGAAGAAGAACTAGATGTATTGCCAGCAAAAGAAGAATCAGAAGTTGATTTAATTTTATCAAGACAAAAGATTAAAGATTTACATAATCATAATGGTACAAATTCAGAATTAGTTTCTGTTACAAATTTATTTGATTTTATAGAAACAGTAACCACTATACCAACACATAAACCTAGATTCTTTTATGAACAATATAAAATATATATAGATGATTTAACTAGTCCGACTGTCAAAAGATTATACATCTATTCAAATAAGGCTAAAATTTGGTCTTATATAACATTAACTTAACAAACATATGCCACAATACACAATACAATCTGGTGATACTTTAACAGGTATAGCACAGAGCCTTGGTACTACAGTTTCAGCTTTACAGGCAGCTAATCCTAATATATCAGACCCAAACTTAATACAAGCTGGAGCTACTTTAAATTATGCTGAACAACAAGCTGGATTAACTGATGTAGAGGGAATGCCAAGTGAAATAGATAGTTCTGCTGGTGAAGAATTACAAACAGAACTATTACAAGAAGGTTCTTATGCTAGTACAATAGAAAGAACAACAGAAGGTGCTTTAACTGATGTAGAACGAGTATTATTACAGATTAGACAACAACAAGCAGAAGCTACTACAACTGCTTTAGAAAAAGAAAAAGAATCAAAAGAAGCAGAGGCTCTTGGATTAAAAACTTTTAGAGAAAAAGAATCTGAACTAGATATTTATAAGAGGTTTGAAGAAGAAACTGGTCTTAAGGAAAGAGAAAAAGAACTTACGGATATTTTAGAGAATATAAAGAAATTACAAGAACAGTATATTACTGATGAAGAAGCTCTTATAGGACAATCTGCTACAATGAAAACATTAACAGGAAAGAGAAAACACTTAGCTAGAACATTAGATGCTAAAGTTTCACTATTCTCTGCTAGTGCTGATATTGTAACTAATAAAATTTCTTCTGCTAAAACAAGAATAACTAATTACTTTACTAGAGCTAAATCAGATAGAGATTCTGAAATAAGCAGAAGAAATAAACTTATTGAATTACACGATAAAAATATTCTTTCATTAGAAACAGACCAAAGATTTGCTAATGAATCAGAAATTAAAATATTAGAAGACTTTAATACAAGACAAGAAGCAGAAAAAGGAGCTATATTAGATTTAATGACAAATCCAATAACAGCTCTTGCTATACAAAAATCTGCTATGGATATTGATTTAGAGAATGATAGTTATGAAGATATAGTTATGAAGATACAACCTATATTAGCAGGTTTAAAAGCTGCGTCATTAGCACCGTCTGGTGAAAAACCAGGACTAACATTGTCAATGGAAGAAGCTAAGAGACAAGATATAATATATGAAAAGGATGGGGAGTGGATAGTAGATGACTTAAAGATACAGGATATGGGCTACTCAAGAGATGCTTTTAGAAGAATAGTTAATGAAGCTTCATTACTTGCAGACCAATTAAATTCAGGAACACCAATAGTGACCCCAAGTCCAACAGTGGGTGGCACTGGGGGATTAGTAGGATGGGCAACTGGAGGTGCTGAAGAAACTATTAAAGAAACTTATGGTAGCCTTAGAGGTTTTGAAAAAGAAACTAAAGGAAGATTTAAACACTGGGGAATAAGAACAATATCAAATTTATTATTTGGTAATAAATAAAATAATATGGCAAGATTAAGAAGTTCAACAGAAGGAAGAAGCACTTATGAAAGATATTATGATGCACTGCCTGAAAAATATAGAAAACAAGTAGAGAAAGTAGAAAAAGAAAAGAAAGGTACTTCATTGTTTAAAAGAATAACATCATGGCTAACTACAGGTGAAACTGGTGGGGCTGCTTATGCTATGCTGGAGGGTAAAAATCCAGTTCTTCAATATGGTCAAGATATAGCTGGTAGTTTAAAAGGGAGTGGTTATAGTAACAAGACATATAGAGATGTATTAGAAAAACTTGGTATGGAAAGAACATATCTTTCAGAAAAAATGCCTTGGCTTTATAATGAAACAGGTAAAGGATGGAAATTTAAAAAAGGTGGTTTTGTTGATCCAACAGATACTGGTGCTTTAGGTTTAACATTGGATATTTTAGGTGACCCAAAAACATATATGGCTGGTCTTGGTATATTTAAGAGAATAGGAAAAGGACTTAAAGGATTAACAAAGGCAGGAAAAGAAGTTGCTGAAGAAATGTCTAAAAAAGGATATGAGGAATTAGCTAAAAAAGGAATAAGTGAAACTAGCACCAAGGGAATAGAAATACTTAGTAAATATGGAGAAGAATTAGGATTTACATTAAAGAAAAATCCAGATAAATTTTTTACTGGAATTGAATTTATGGGTAAAGAAATTATACCTCGTAAATATGTAATGATGCCTGGTAGATTTTTTGATAATAAGATGAGTCATTTACCAGTATTAAATAAGTTTTATACAGGAGCTAAACATGGAATACAGGATGTATTTAAACTGGGTGCTGATGTTTTAAGAAAAGGTAAAGCTATAGGTGATGTAGCAGAAGAAACAGCTGAAAGATACCTTAAATCAGAGATGGCAATGTATAAAAATATAAGTAATCTTACTAGAGAATTAGGAGATAGCTTATTTACTGATTATAAAAAACTAAATAAACTTATATCTAGAAATGATAGAGAGGCAGCACTATCTTATATTAGAAATACAATAGAAAAAGCTAATGGTAGAAATGTTGGTATAAATGTTGATGAAATAGGATTAGATTTCTTAGACGATATAGTAAAGAGATTTAATAAGATAACTACTAAGTTTTATAAAAGTGAAAAAGAAGTAACTGAAGCATTGGGTAAGAATATGTATGAAGCTCTTTCTGGTTATATAACACATACTCCATCTAAGTGGGGGTTAAAAGCTAAAAAAAGTATGAATAAGGCTTTAATGAGAAGAGGTTCTTATAAGATGATGACTCACGCTGATAAGGGTAGAACCTTATTTAAATTTACAGATGCAGATGGTAATATAAAAAAGGGTACTGATTTATATAATAATTTACTTGAAGTTAAACCTATTAAAGGAATGGCTCTTGATTTAACACAGGGTCAATATAAGACTATCAAAAACATAGAAGACGCTTTAAAGAAGTGGGGATATAAGCTAGAATTCAAACCAGGTGCTAGAGTAAAGAAGACAGCAGGAGGATATTTTGACCCAGTAGCTAAGAAGATAGTTATAGCAAGTAAAAGACCTAGTTTTAATGATATAATGGCTGTTATAGACCATGAGGTTATACATAATGTGCATTTTCAATATGCTGGTCTTTTAGATATGATAGAGACATTTTCTACAAAGAAGGGAACTAGATGGCATCAGGCTAAAACTGTTCTTGATACTGCTAAAAAGAATGCTAGAAAAGAATGGAAGGGTATATTAAAAGCTAATGGGGTTGATTTTGATAAATTAACACCATACTACAAAAAGTACTATAGAGAACCAACAGAGCTACTGGCTTATACAGCTAGTGCATATAACAAGAATCCAAGGTTAATTAAAAAACTAGCTCCTAAGACACTAGAATCTATTAAAGCAATGAAAAAGAAATTTAATTTCTTAGATATAAATAAACTAGTAGAAGAAGGAGCAGAACCTATTACAGGTAAATTTATAGATAAAGCAGGTAAACTATGGAAAGCTGAAAGACATATGCGTATTGACGAGATTAATGATATGATGTCTGGTTATATGAAAGAAGCAGCAGAAATATTACATGACCCAAGCCTTGCTAAAAGACCATACTTAGAAACAAATCCTTTTGAAATACTAATGAAGAGAGGTAAAGAGAATGCTAACACAGTTGCTAGATATAACTTCTACTCAGATCTAACAAGTCAAATGGGTAGAAAAGGTAAAGTAAGATATACACATTTAAGGGATGCTTCTGGTAGAATAACAAAAACTGTAAAGAAAATAGATAGTGTAATAGATGATGCTACAGGTATTAAATATATAGACCCAAAGATAGATGATTTACCAGTTGGCACATTATTACCAGACTTTATAGTAGAGGAAATGAAGAAAACTGTTAAGTATTTAGATGGCGATGAACTTCCAGGAAGGATATTAAAGTTCTATGATAAGGTGCTTAGTGAATGGAAAGGTTATGTATATGGTTGGTATCCAGGTTCACATGGAAGAAACTTAATAGGTGGTGCTTGGAATAATTTTCTTGCTAATCCTAAATGGTTAAAGTTTACACAACATACTAAACCATTGGCAGATGCTAGTGATGGTAAGGTTGTATTAAATGGAGTTGAATATAGCTATGATGTTATTAGAAAAGAATATCATAAGGCTGGCATACTAGGACAGACAGGTCACTTAGATGTTAATGAATTAACTAAACATGTTAATCCAACTCGTTATCAGAGAGTAAAAAATATACCCATTACAGCGATGGAAACTGTTGAGAACAACCTTCGTTTACCACTATTCTTAGCAGAAGTTGATAGTGGCAAAACATTTAAACAAGCAGCT